CCACTCGTCAGGTTGTATAACCCCATCCCCGTTTGTGTCAGCTTTGTCGAACTCTGTCATTTGCATAATCCTGTACTATTCTTCGATCATAACCTAAAATAATTAATTTGCCAAACTTATCATATGCTGCAAACTTCTTACCACGCTCTATTATTGTTGGCTGTTTACTTCTAGGCAAGTCACCTTCATTGAGTTGTGCGTTACCATTATCTTTGCTTTTTCTGCTTGCTCTAGGCATTCTTGTTTATCCGAATATGTGCCGATTTGATAATATTGTAAGCGGTCTGTACTAATAAAATGTAGAAAAACCAAAACATAAATCATTTAAAATAATCCCAGAAATCTATCCAACCCATGTGATGCAGATAAGCAGTTGCCCCAATAGCAGACGCAGTGAGTAAGAAAAATACCCCAGCTAAGGTAAGAGCTAGTTCTTGTCTCTCTATAGCGTCACGCCTCGCCTGAGCCTCTGCCTCACGCTTTTCTAATAAAACTTCCTTGCGTATCTTTAAAAGCTCTAACCATTTTGATCTTCCGTAGGTTTGGGTGATCCATTCTTGGAGTTCTGCTTCCGCTTCTGCTGCTGCTCTAACACTCGCCCAGCGATCCAGCGCTGTAGCATTGGTGCTTTTTCCCGATACACCTTTTTTCTGTAGCGTTTTCTTAGCGTGGTCAGTTGCGTCAAAGAACTTTCCTATATCTTTTGAAAGGGCGGCAATTGTTTTACCAGCAGCTAACCCTGTTTTTAGTCCTGCAAGGATTGTAATAGGGTCCATAATTACATCCCATCGTTGCGGCTAAACTCTACTGTCTTTTCTAATATAGCAATGCGAGATTGAAGCTTTATGATCTCCATCATATGACTAGCCATACCACCCATATCTTCGTTAATCATATCTATATCGGTCCAAATTTCATTGTCACCATCTTCAATTTCTTCGTAAACTTCTGACAATATATCAATAATCTCTTGCAGATGGTCAGTATTACGCTGCACATCCCTAATTAGATTAGTTTTATCGGTAGCGTTATTCTCAACAGTCAGAATGTTTACCGTTTCTTCAAGATTTGATATTGTACTAGCTTGCTGTGCCGTCCACCAAATAAATCCACCGATCTGAGCTATAACAACCCCGACTACAGCAATACTTACTTTTGGTAGTTTATCAGACATCTAACTTAGGCGTTTGTAAACTTTTTGCCGCGCAAAGCCGCACCCGTTCCGCGCTTAGTGCCAGAAGTAACCTTTGCCTTCTCTATGTTAGGCGTCGCCACTTCTACTAATTGGCAATAAGGTATAGAACCCTGTCCTTTAATCTCCGCTTTTGTTACGGGTTTTGGCGCGTCGGCGCCCCGTCCACTTACAATTTTAACTCGCATTATTGTCTCCGTTGCTGTTGTGCCTGTAATCGCATTATTTCACGTTCTGCGCTCGCTTGCAATTTTCTATTTGCTAAGCGCTCTTGTTGATCCATACGCTCGTCAAACTCGCGCGCGCGTTCTTGCGCTTTCGATTGATCCAACTGGAGCTCCGCCTGATCGTTGGAAATGTTTGCCTGAACCTGCTGCTCTCTTATCTGAAGCTCTTTTTCTTTCAATCCAATTAATGGATCGGGCGCACCTTGCTCACCTGAAATCTGAGCGGACAATTGTTTCATTGCCTGCATCTCCTGCGCAATATTCTGTGCAACCAACTGTTCGAACTGAGCCTGCATCTCTGGCGTCATCTCCTGTCCTCCGAGCTGCTGTAGCGCCATCTCTTGTGATTTCACACGCGCATGATCCATAACGTGCTTCTGAAGTGTTACCGCAACCATTGGTTGCTGCTGAACAATACCAGAAGAACCAAAAACAAGATGCGCCATAATATGCGCGTCGTGGTTTTGTCCCTGAAAAGCTCTAAGCTGTATTTGATCCAGAGCATCAATGTTCTCTTGAGCAGGATCTTTAGGCTGCGGCTCTTGAGAAGGCTTAGGCTTAAGTATCTTATCAACATCCCGAACGCCCAACGCATCGTACATACGTTTGTACGCCTCGTACATATCGTGAAGATCTGGCGCCTGAGCCGCCATCTGCATCTGTGTCTGTGCCAAAGCAATGCGTTGCGCCTGACTGAAAATATTTGGATTTGAAACAGGAACAATATCTACCCGATCATCAAAATCTTGTGCCATTACAGCCTGATCGTCCCCTACAACTGAAAAAGGGTACTCTTGCGGTAAACTATCGGCCATTACACGCGCAAGAATTTTAAACTCGTTCTTCATCGCATAGTGTAAGCGCTTATGAACAGCGCTCATTACACGAGCCCCCTGCTCCAGCATAGCAACCGTCGTACCTACTGCCGCCTGTTGATTGCCGTCACCAACCTTCATGTCCGTGATAGTGGCAAATCGCTGACCAGCTTGAACAACAAAGCCTAACAAATTAAATAATGTCTGATCGGGCCCTTTAAACGGTAAAGGCATCAAACTATCCCGTATAGCACCACCGGGGCTGTCTACATCCCTAAATTCACCCGGCTGTAACGGCTCCGCATCTTCCCTGATCCGTAGGCCGCGAGCCTTGAAACCCGCAGGAAGGTTAGACAACGTACCCGCGTCAATCAATTGCCGCAGTGCAGCGGTCGCGGTCCGCGAAAGACCACCAATTGTATGAATTAATCCTAAACCATAGAACCCAAATCCCGGCAAAAACTTATAATGCGTAAAATATGGGATTTTTGTCTTCTGTTCGTCGTCCTCGCGAAAATTTCTGCGTATCGCCAGTATCGCACCAGTGTCCTCGGCTATTGTAACAACGTAAGGAACCATAATACCCGTCGGTTCGCCCTCTTCATCCTTCTCTTCAAAGCCCGGCAACTCCAGATCGACGTGAAATTCCAACAATGTAACGTCATAATCAATGTTTGAAGCAGACATCCCGTCAATATTATCAATTGTGTCCGTTGTGTCGTCTGTCGGCGCCTGTGAAGGGTTTACAGGAACATCAACATAGAAGCCTCCAACCTGTAATTTGCGTAAATTGTTCCACGGCATGCGTATTTCTTGCGCAACAAAGGGCGAAGTCTCTAAATCTGCGGCATCATAGGGTACAACAAGGTTCTTTGCGGGAACAAATTTGCTTACAGCGCGCCCCATTGCCTCATCAAAGTATGTTTTCTTAAATGTTGAGCCCGCTAAAGGCAGATAAAACAACATTTGATCCATTTCAGGCGTATATTCTTCCATAACATTCGTTATGTAGTAGTTCATAAACTCCCGAACACGCTTAGATTGCGCTTCTTTCTCAGGGGTAAGCTGCCCCATGATCTGTGTTCGAACAGGGCCTTCTGGCGGTAAGAGCTCATTAAAAGCCTGCGCCTGAAATTGTGTCGCTGCTTCGGCCAACATAGGATGCGTCACGCCCGTGGCGCCGCGAAACGGCTGCGTTCTTTCTTCGTACTTAAAACCAAGAAGATCTAAACCTCTATCATATTCCTCTTCCCAATCTCCGCGACTTTCTTTGGCAGAAACAAATTGAGAAATAAGATCGCTGGATATTGAGCCCAAATCACCAGAATCCATGTCTTCCGCTAAATTAGCAAAAAAATCCCCGCCGTCTGATAAAGACATTCCCTGCGGATCAAAGTCTACAATTACCCCGCCGTCCGCTTCGTCAATAAAATCAATACCGTCCACTGGTTCGCCAGAAGCAACTCTTGTGCCCGGCATCTCTATATCAAGATCAACCTCAGCGTCCTCTATCATAGGATCGTCATTCTCGCGCTCTACAAAAGAAGCAACTGGATTCTTTGGCCGTAGTCCCATACTCTATCTCCAATGTTAACGTAAAACTAACACGTCAACTATATTTTGACTAGCGAAACATATTCTTCGCTGTTTCATTCAAAGTCCCTATGCCGCCCATCGTTTCAACCTCACCGCCGTCCGCGAGTCGTCGGGATAGAAAAAAGTGTCGGATAAATTGTTCTTTGGTAGGGTTGTTCTCTCTTAAGAATTCCATAACCTGCCGGTTTGTTTCAGGCCCTAAATTTGTTTCAGGCGCCGTCTTATATGTTCTAAACAAATTGTCAATTTCAGGAAAAGTTAAAACCTCCCCATCCTTAAACGTAACAGCAGGAATTTCCTGACCATCAAAGGTATAGGTATCAATAGAAAACATCGGCTCCCGTTCTTCTCTATTTAACCGTTCAATAAGTTCCCGTTCTTGATCTTCAAGCGCTTGGTTTTCTCTTTGTCTTAAACGTTGCTCGTCCTGCATTTCACGCGTGAAATCACGCTCTTCTAAGCCCTGAATGAAACCTCTTTCCTGTTCCTCTAGCTCACGGCCAAACTCTCTTTCGCCTTGTCTTAAATTATAATCTTCAGCACGGGGCTCTTGCTCTAGCGACCGACCTTGACCCCTTAACTCGTCATAAAACTGTCTTGCGTCCTCTCCTATTGAACGACCAAACTCTCGTATAGCAGATCCAATACCTAATTTACGCTGCTCTTCTTCTATAGATCTATCACGAGTGGGCGCCATGTCTAACGACCCAACACCCGTCTTAAAAATCTCGCCGCCCTCGGCTTTGCTAAAAGGAATTCCATACTTCTCTTCAAGCTGCCTCTTTAAATAACGAATATTCCTGTCAATATCCTCTTGTGGCAAACCCTTATCGTAACTACGATTAAACTCCTCCAAAAGGTCTTGCCGCATACTTAAACGAAATAAATCTTCCATCGGCTTCATCATTATACTATCCCTCTTAAACTTCCAATTCCCTGCGTAATAGGGGCCGGTATCTCAGCAAATAAATTAGGCGGCTGGTAATTGCCCGTGGGCAGCGGGCCACCTACTAAATACGGATTAAAACCCTGAAAATCATATGCAAATTGACCGCTGTTAACAGGGCCCGAATAAGCCATAGGATCGTAAGCAGCGGGTTGAACAATGTTTGCCGTATCATCAGCAGCGACCACCGTATCATCAGCGCCCACCGTATCTGCAACTTGAGCAAGTAAACCGGAACTGGAGCCACCGCCACCACCATCGGCTGGCGAGCCGTGAAGCATGAGCTGTAGTTGATCTTCGTTAGCCTGTTGCTGTCGTGCCTTTACAGTAGCCATATACGCATCAACCTGTTCTTGCGTCATGGATTGACCGCCTTCACCAAACATTTGATTTCTTGGCGTGTACTCCATACCTAAAGCCGCACCCAACATACCACCGCCAGCTACCGCACCAGCAATGCCCGTCGGAGCCCGGCCAGAGCCAAAAGGTGTGGCGCCCACGGCATTCGATACACGGCCAATGCCGTATTTAAAAACACCACTTTCCGCTCCCGCTTTAGCTTCCGCCGCAGAAACATACATATCTCCGTCGGTATCCGCTTCTACCCCACCTTTTGAACCAAAAACGGCGCCTGATATGCCCGGCCCGCCGCCGTCCTGCATATCAATATCTGGCGGTATCCATACGCCTCTACTGTTATAGTACCCATATCCCAAAAAGTTGGGCTTGTTCTTGCCTCCATCTAACGGAGGAACCTTCTGAACAGGTTTGTTTACAGAAGTGCTGGCTGAAGTGTCGGAGTTTGAAGATGTAGAAGTGTTTGCAGAATACTGCCCAGCAACGTTTGGATTTTTATTCTTTGTGGCAGCGATAGATGTTTTCTTCTTGTCAGAAGCTTTCTTCATACGGTCGTTGTAACCGCCCTTTTCTTTATCCGCAAAATCAACCTTGTAAGTTCCCTTCTTACCTTCAATCTTAACTGCCGCGCCATGATAACCCGCCTTCGCCGCTGCCGTCAGATTCTTAAACGTAGGAACCTCTTTCTTCTTAGTAGAAGAATCATCCTTATACGCCGCCGTGTTATCTCGCGCCTTAACGTCAGCAGGACGACTGTCGTTGTCGTCACTCGATGAACTGCCGCCACCGCCGCTAGAATCCCCACCATACGCGACCCACGGCCTCAATACATCTAAACCAATTAAATTAAGCAGCGTTCTCATGCCATGCTCCTTTGTTAGGGAACGATCCGTCCCTCTTGCCTCTGTGCGCTCGGACATCAATTACGTCAGGATATTGTGTGTAAAATTGCCTGCGCATCTCCTTGCACATCATCAATACATGATTTTTGCTGTAAGGTGCAATCATATCTACAAAAACTAATATGTCCCCGTCACGCCGCGCAAATATCTCCGCACCACTATATTCCCGACTCTGAAACTCTTCTTCCGTCATAAATGCCCACGTAATAAAACCAATGCACTTCTCATCAATATAAAATAAACGAATATGATCATTATCTATAGCTGGCAATAAACGCCAAGAAATCGTCGCAGAAGGAAAACCACTGTACGGCTCAACCGTCGTCCACAAACTTAAAGCATCACGAAGCACATTAGACATACACACACCCTACATTAAACCTAAAAGAAAATACAGATGCAATTTAACCGTAGTATATTCGAGGCTCAATGTAATCCCCGCCCTCTTCCCAATCGTCCGTGGGCAGTTGTACAAAATTACCCTGCCGATAACGCATCAACGCCTGCGTCGTGCTATCAACATAATCGTCATACTCACCATTCGGAAACGCCGCACACTCCTCAATTAACTCATGCGCCCACTGCTCATCTGGCGCCCAAACCATCCCCGCCTCAAACAATGGCGCTATACTATGTGCCCGACTCACCTTGTCATTCCCACGACTCGGCGTAAAATTCACAACAGGTATGCCCATGTTCCGCAGCTCGTGCGTCAACGGCGTGCCCGTCGCCTTCGCCTCAATAATTACGGTCTCCGGGTCCCAAAACTGAAACTGCTCCCACGCCTCGCGCTTGAGCTCAGGAAAATCCCACCGACCCTTCTTCGCATCCAAAAGTATTAAAGACGGCGCCCCCTCACTCTTAGGATAAAATACACCCCAAGTCGTTATAGCTGAGTAATCCGCAGTCTCCTTCTTGGAAAACGCCGTGTCATAACTCTGTATCACATACTCTAACGCAGGGATCTCATCCTCTTCCCACACGTTCCACCACTCACGGCGCAAAATACTGTTATCGTCGCCCGTGGGGTCCTGCTGGTACTGCGCATTCCATTTGCTCGGCGGAATAGACGCCTTCACACGCTCAAGATCATCTAAAGACCAATACTCTGGCCAACAAGATTTGCCGCTCGGCATAATCGCAGGAAGCTCAACAACCTCCCATTGATCCGCCTTTTCGTCCCTAGACTGCGAGCGAATAAGCTGCCCCGTCAAATCCTTCTCATGCCACCGCGTCATAACAACAACAATGGCGCCGCCGGGCTGCAAACGCTGTCGCGGTCCGCCAGTGTACCAGTCCCACGCGTCGTCAAAACCATTGTTCGACATTAAAGTCTGCTCCGAGTGCGGGTCATCAATAATCACCAGATCACCACCACGACCAGCTAAGTTCGAGCCCACACCAACAGCATAGTACATGCCGCCGCGATCCGTGTCGAAACGTCCAGAAGCTTTTGAGTCTGCCGCTAATCGTGTGTCAAAAAGTTCCTTGTAGTCGTCTCTGTCCAGAAGGTTCTTAACTTTTCTACCAAAACCTACCGCGAGCTCGGTTGTGTGCGTTGCCTGAATAATCTTCATGTTGGGATTGCGTCCCATCATCCAAGCAGGAAACAAAAAGGAGGCAAACTCTGATTTCGTATGTCGCGGAGGCATATTAACGATTAATCTTTTTAATTCGCCAGATGCGATCCTCTGCAACTTATCTGCGATTATCTTATGATGGTTTCCTGCAATAAATTCTGGCCACATAAGTTTCACAAAAGTTAGAAAATCTTCGTATGACCGCTCCTTTTTTTCGATTTGCGCCAACCGATATTGAAGCTTCAGTAATCTTTCGCTGGCGTTATCGGCATTTAGATTGGGCATCGCGGCTCCTGAAACGTACCACCGTATAAGATTCTATAAGATGATATGTTTTAAATTTTTAAAAATTTTTATACCCAAACTTTTACCAGCAAAACTGAAACATGCAAACCTTTTTACGTTTTACGATGT